TACCTGAGGAACCTGATGAACCTGAAGTACCTGAAGAACCTGAAGAACCACTAGTACCTGAGGAACCTGATGAACCTGAAGTACCTGAAGAACCTGAAGAACCACTAGTACCTGAGGAACCTGATGAACCTGAAGTACCTGAAGAACCTGAAGAACCACTAGTACCTGAGGAACCTGATGAACCTGAAGTACCTGAAGAACCTGAAGAACCACTAGTACCTGAGGAACCTGATGAACCTGAAGTACCTGAAGAACCTGAAGAACCACTAGTACCTGAGGAACCTGATGAGCCTGAAGTACCTGAAGAACCTGAAGAACCATTAGTACCTGATGAGCCACTAGAGCCTGAAGTACCTGAAGAACCTGAAGAACCATTAGTACCTGATGAGCCTGAACTGCCTGAGGTACCTGAAGAACCTGAAGAACCAGAAGTACCTGATGATCCTGATGAACCACTATACCCATTAGGGTTAAGACAAATTACAGAGCTAACATTATCGAGATCAGCAATTACATCTGAAGTAAAGTATGTGTTTGGGGTGAGGGCAAACCAATTAGTATTATCAGTAATATTAGTAGTGGTAAAAGAAACATTTGCACTAGCTTGGGTAACCGTAATAATACCAAAACCATTAGTATCAATCTCCCCAAGGATACTTGCTATATTTGTACCACCTTGTGTTATGTGTACATTAAGCTTACCACTACTTACAGAAATTTGATTTGCACCAGGGGTAGCGCTACTAGTTTTAGTTGTAGCAAAACATCCTGCTCCTGATACTCCTGATGAACCTGAGGTACCTGATGAACCTGAACTGCCTGAAGTACCTGATGAGCCTGAAGAGCCTGAAGTACCCGAACTACCAGATGAACCTGAGGTACCTGAGGAACCTGAACTTCCTGAAGTACCTGATGAGCCTGACGATCCACTAGTACCTGATGATCCTGAAGAGCCTGAAGTACCCGAACTACCAGATGAACCTGAGGTACCTGAGGAACCGCTTGAACCTGAGGTACCTGAGGAACCTGAACTTCCTGAAGTACCTGATGAGCCTGACGATCCACTAGTACCTGATGATCCTGAAGAGCCTGAAGTACCCGAACTACCAGATGAACCTGAGGTACCTGAGGAACCGCTTGAACCTGAGGTACCTGAAGAACCTGAACTTCCTGAAGTACCTGAAGAACCTGATGATCCACTAGTACCTGATGATCCTGAAGAGCCTGAAGTACCCGAACTACCAGATGAACCTGAGGTACCTGAGGAACCTGAACTTCCTGAAGTACCTGAGGAACCTGAAGAACCACTAGTACCTGATGATCCTGAAGTACCTGAGGAACCACTTGAGCCTGAAGTACCCGAACTACCTGAGCTACCTGATGCTGCGGTTTTTGATTTTACAGTACCATCTGTTTCAATTACAAGTACTTCATCCGTACTACCATCAGATGGTAGGTCTTGTATTTTTAGGGTTGTGCTGCTACCTGATATTATCAGGCCTTTTCTTGCTACAAATTCGTTTGCCATATAATTCCTTTTTCACTGTCCAAAGGTTCAGTTATACATATTGGAATTTTGGAACATAATAATGATCTCCTATAAAATATCCATTATTTGGTGGGGGTGAGCAATCTACACGTTGATAAGTAGTATTTGGAATATTATAGGGATTAGTTTGACTCCTTACAGAATTAAACCAACTAGCTTTACCCCCAGGATTTAGCAAAGATGATAAACTAGCACTAAGATTATTTACACTTACATCTAACCAAGTATCGTGAAATAAACCATCATAAGTGTTTAAATCTCCAGCTGTAAAAGCATCATACCAACTTTGACTAACAATTGTTACATTTGGTTTATCTGAGGCCCATGCTACTGCCTTAGGAATAACATCAGGGTGATTTTCACAAATTGTATGAGAAGTAATAGAATGAGATTGTATGTATCCTGCTGATATCCCCATCCCAAATCCTAGCTCTAGGATATCTCCTCCATTTTCACAAACATAAGCTGCTGAGGCAGACATTATATCATGTTCCCAATCCATCATAACTGAGAATTTTTGGCCTGTTACAGAACTTGTATAGTATATTTCAGTATCTGTAAAAGTTAAGGGTGTGTTTAAGTAATCGGGATCATTCATTTTATTAAATTTCTGTTATAGTCCACTGTAATTCTTCTACTGTAAAGCTATCACCACCTGTAGCTTCTATAAAAATTGCGAGTTGGTCAGCATTAGCTAAATCTGTAATAATAGCTTTAGATACATTAATAACACCTCCTGAAGTTGTAATTGTAGTGGTACTTCCAGCAATAAAATTACTAGGGTAACCTGATCCTGTGTCCTTTTTTAGGCCAAAAGTATAAGTGTTAGAACCACCACCACTTTTTTCTCCTGATAAAGCTATGTTGATTAAGATCTTGATGTCTTTGTTTCCATCATATGTTGCTTCTTGGTTACTAGAGTTCCAACTTATTCTTTGGGCATTTCTTTCCGTTCCCCCTCCTAATTGTGCTTGGCTAGTTCCACCACTTCTTCCAAAAGTTGTAGCATTTGTATTGCCTGTAGTTGTAACAAAAAGTTCTGCTGTTGAATTTGAAATGCCTTGGTTAATACCAACATCATAATTAAGCATTGAGCCACTATCATAATTACTACCTCCTAAATTAGCACCTGTTGAAATACCCATATCAATAAAGGTATTGGCTGCTATAGTACCAAAATCTGTAGTTGAAGTAGTATCAACATACAACCCAAATTGGGTTTGTTCTGGGTGGATTATATTAGTACCTACATTTACTACCCCAAATCCTACATTTCCTGAGCCTGTTGTTGGTAAAAATTCTATCATTCTAGCAGTAGAATAATTTGCAGGGGCTGCACCAGGGTTTTCTTCGTACCAATTATATATTTCACAAGAAGATAATTCTAAGTGTCTAACTGCTTGGAATTGTAATCCTTTATTACCACTTGAGTACCAAAATAAAGTATTAGAGAGGTCTACTAATTCAAATCCTTCTACCCTCATAAAATTATAACAGTTACGGAACTCACATTGTTCTATATTTAGAACTTTAAGTCTCCCATAATTGTTAACTGCTAACCCTGGGTTAAGGTCATTAGCATGTAATATCTTACCTGTGGAACCACTTGCTCTAAGTTTTAGATTGCTTAGAGTAAAGTTTTGATTAGTTACTGTAAATAAGGTACCAGAGCCTGTATATGTAATACAATCTTTATTTCTATCTAAGCCTATAACAGCGTTATTTGTAGAAGTTGTAATTTCAGAACCATTAGGTATAGTTATATCTCCTCTAATTATGTAAGTTGTTTCAGCTGCAAGTGATGTAGGTAAATCTGATGCTTGGGTAACTTCTACTATTCGAACATTATTAACGTCATGTAAAACACTACTTCTAAAAGTAATTCCGTCTGGGTTTTCAATTACAAGTGGGGATTTACCTGTTAAATATGAAAAGGAGCCTGTTCGAGCTGTTACTGCTACAGAAGCACTAATAGTATTAGTTACGTCTAAAACTGTACCATCAAATGTTAAATTAGCTTCTGCTATAATACCTGTTGAAGTACCGTCTGAGGTAAGTACACGATCATCGCCAGGATTTGTAATAGAGCTTCCACCTCCTGAAGTACCTGAACTACCTGAACTACCTGAAGCGCCATCTATGCCTGAAGAGCCTGAAGAACCTGAAGTACCTGAGCTGCCTGAACTACCTGAAGTACCACTAGAACCTGATGAACCTGAAGTACCTGATGATCCTGAAGATCCTGAAGTACCTGAAGAGCCTGACGACCCACTAGTACCTGATGATCCTGATGATCCTGAAGTACCTGAAGAACCTGATGAGCCTGAAGTACCTGAGGATCCACTAGAGCCTGAAGTACCAGAGCTACCAGATGAACCTGAAGTACCTGAAGATCCTGACGACCCACTAGTACCTGATGATCCTGATGATCCTGAAGTACCTGAAGAACCTGATGAGCCTGAAGTACCTGAGGATCCACTAGAGCCTGAAGTACCAGAGCTACCAGATGAACCTGAAGTACCTGAAGATCCTGAAGTACCTGAGGAACCTGAAGATCCTGAGGTACCTGATGAGCCGGATGAACCTGAAGTGCCTGATGATCCTGAGGATCCTGAAGTACCTGAAGAGCCGGATGAACCGCTAGTACCTGAGGAACCACTAGAACCTGATGTCCCTGAGGAACCTGATGAACCTGAAGTGCCTGAGGATCCTGAGGATCCTGAAGTACCTGAAGAGCCGGATGAACCGCTAGTACCTGAGGAACCACTAGAACCTGATGTACCTGAGGAACCTGATGAACCTGAAGTACCTGAGGATCCTGAGGATCCTGAAGTACCTGAAGAGCCGGATGAACCGCTAGTACCTGAGGAACCACTAGAACCTGATGTACCTGAGGAACCTGATGAACCTGAAGTACCTGAAGAACCTGAGCTACCTGAAGTACCTGATGAACCACTTGAACCTGCTGCCCCTGCTGTATTAGTTTTTAAATTACCACTACCATCAATTGTTAAAAATGTAGATTCACTACCTGCAGGCACATCTACAAATTGAGCACTTGAAGCTGTTATACTGCCACTAAGCCATAATGAGGCTGTACCTGCAGTATTATTTACATTTTTTACTACAAATGTAGGATTATCATCATTGTCTAATAAACTATATCCTGATTCTATACTAGAGTTAAAATCTCTAATTTGTACCGAACCAGTAAATAGTAAACCCATGTTAACACTGCTAGGGAGTTCTCCCCCTCCTGTTAAGTTTTGGTATCCTATAGAAAATACATTTTCAGGGGCAGCATTAGTATCTTTTCCTACAGCAAGGACTAATTTTCCTCCTATTCCTTGTTGGTCTACAGTAGTTACTATTGATTTAATTTCTGCTATAGATCCTGAGGTGAATTTATTGTTAAAGGAAGAACTGTTTGCTAGAAATGTTATTTTACCTAATTCATCTCCTGTGGCTAAAGGGGTAGTGTCTCTGGAACCTTCTAGTACTATTTCAGTTCCTGTAGCATCATCTTTTTTAGTTTTTATTTCTAAAGATTTTTCAATTTCAGTATCATCTTCAAATCCTATACCTACCCTAGGTTCATCTTTACTTCCAGAATGAAATAGGGTCATAATAGATGATCCTGAATCTGAAAGGTTGCTGCTATTTGAAACTTTAAATACAAGTTTTCCTATTGATCCAGAATCAGATCTTTCTGTGATAATAGTATCTATGGATGCTATAGATCCTGTAGTTAAGGAACTAGTAAAGTTTCCGTCTGAATATATAAAATTTATACCAGGTATAATACTTCCTGTAGATATAGATCCTGTTGCTAATGAACCTGAATCTCCTATTTGTATTCCTATATTACTTCCAAAAACCCTCATGTTTATTAATAAATATTAATCATAATTTGATTCATATATTCTATAAAATCCTTGGATACTTACTCTTGATTGAGCTAAACGTAATCCTATAGTTATAGTACTATTGCTTGCCCCCAATAACCCTTGTCCTGAAAAATTCCACAGTAATTGACCCATGTCTATAAATTCAGCATTTGAAGTTATTTCACTATCTCTTCGAACTCCATGTATATAACAGGTTCGGGCATATTTTTGTTCTGATCCTTGACCATTCCATACAACGTTTATTTGAGCATATAAAGCTGAAATGTTATAATTAGAACCATCTATATTTAATGTATGAACTGGGGTGAGAGTATTTTCGTTAATACTTGATAAGTATTCATTAAATCCTTCATACCTATAAGTAAAAACATTAGTTCCAGTGGAATCTAATCCAGGTCCTAATACATTATCTTGGTTACTAGTAAAAGATAATTCAGGATATTTAGGAGTATTTTTAAAAGTAATTTTAGTTACAGCCATAATTAAAAAAAGTAATATATTCCTTTAAAAATTTGATAAACTCCCCCTTGACCAGGTTTTACAAATTTTAATCTAAAAACTTTATTGTTAACATCCCAAAATAAACTATTACTCCAATCAATATCAACGGCTGCTGCATAGGTACTAGCTTCATCAAATACAGAAGATTCATCAAATGATAAATAAGCTGAATCAGTTTGGTAAAAAGAGGCACTCAAAGTTATATCTGAAACTTTTGTGTATTGAAAAGGAGTATTAGTTCCATCCGTATCTGTAGATGATTGTACTATTCTTAAGAATATAGTACTAGGATTAAAATCGGTAGCTAAATTATCTGTTTGTTGGTACCAATCAAAAATCCAATCAGTATCCGCATTAATAGCATCTTGTTTAGTACTTATGTAAAATGCCCCTTTATAAGCACAGTATACATTCCGACCTGCAGTATCAGGTAATCCATATTTAGCTGATATATTAACGCTTGCAGCGTTTCGAGTTTGTTTACTTAAACTTATAGCCATTAAAGAAAAGTATATCTAATGTTATAACTTAACCCTTGTGTTCCACTCGTAATTCCAAACCTAAAATTATACGCCTTATTATTCCCACTTCCAACATAAGTCATTTGGGTATTAGTTGATGAAGTTAAAAGTTCAAAGGGAGCGGCAATACCAGTTTCTGTATCTACTTCCCCAAGAATTTCAACAAGTTTAGGGCTAAAACTATATGTTGATGCAGGGTCAGGAATTTCAACAGTATAAGACATTCTAAAAAAATCATGAATTGGTTCTCCTAAGAAATTTTCTGAGGCTATTATACCCTCAAATTCAAAATAAGTGTAAGGTGAAGCAAAATTACTTATTTCTGAGTCAGGGCTTTCATAATTAAATTGAGCAGAAAGGAAGTAAGCAGAAACACTTGCGCCTTCGATTCCTGATATGAGGCCTTCGATAGGTATGTAAGGGTTTTGTCCCTTTTCATTAGCTATAGGAGTATCATTGTTAACATTAGGCATTCCTATAAAAACAGAAGTTTCCTCCCCGTCAAATCTATCTATAGTAGCCGATGTAGGTACATAACCAAAACCTAAGTGAGAATTTTTACCCATTTAAAATACTATATAATTTAAACAATAATCTACTTTTTGTGATACAGTAGTTCCTGTTGTATATTGGTTAAAAGTTATAACAAAAAGATCAGTACCACTCCACGTTACTGCAAAGCTATTTATATTATAAATAACTCTACTGTCAGGATATCTTACATCTTCTACAAGAGTTATATTAGTATCAGCACTAGTATTATCTTTCCATCCTATTACTACTCTAGCTAATTGGTATCTACTTCCATCTTGGACTTTCCCCCATATTTCTCCTTTTAAACAAGAATTATTACTAGAACTTATTCCACTAATATTCATGCTTCTACTTCCTTGAGTTTGTGATTGATCCACTATACACACTGTAGTAGGAGCAGATTCTTCTGAAAGAGCAAAGTGACCTGATGAACCTGACCAAATTACTAATTTGTTTGAATCTGGGGGTGAGGTAGGGTCTAAACCTACTTTAACATGATATTTTACATCGGAACTAGCCATGATTATAAATATTTGTTATCCTTGAGATACACAAATAACATCAAATCCAGGTTTGTTTAATGCCTCAGCACTGCTTGTTACAAACCACTGTCCTGCTACTCCAGGATCTTCCGTAGGTAAACTACTGAAGAATTCAGAACCTGAAATTTCTCCATTTACTTCAAAATCTTTAGTTGCATTTGTTGCATTAATTTTTACAGCTACTCTGTCCCCAGTATTAGTTCCTCCTCCTATAAGATAACCTCCTGTTCCATTAATTATAAAGTATCTGTTGTTATAGCCATTACCATTAATTGATACTTCATAATCATTTCCAAACTCTTGCCCCATAGTAAGATGTGATGTGAATTGAAAGGAACTAAAATATCTAACATTAAAGTAGTAATATTCACTACCCCCTTGATTATAAATAAGAATGTTACTTTTACTAGGTTGGAAAGATAGATTACTAATATAAGTACTATTGTAAGTAGTTGGGTGATAAAGAATAGTTGGGGTATTTATATGTTCTGTTACATCTACACTTCCAGTAACTCCTAATGTAGCATTTTCACCATTAGGACCCCCTACTATCTCGGTAGGGAAATTAGCAGAACTTGTATGGGGAAATAAAATAATAGGAAATAGATCATACAATTCATTAAAATTGTCTTCAGTTTTTACCATAGCGTTTCTTAAGGTGTCACTAGTTTGAGTATTAACTGCACTTCCTGTATTTATAAATTGTTGGGCCATATTTTTATCCTTGTGATACGCAAACTATATAATAGTTAGGGTCAGCAGTACTAATAATATCGGTAGCTTGGATTTGAAAATGTTGTCCAGCAACGTTAGGGTCTCCTGTTGTTATATCTCCAAAATATTCATTAGCTTTAATATCTCCATTTACTTCAAAATCTTTAGTAGGGGATTCTGTTTTAATACCTATCTTCATATTACCAGCATCTACAAAAATTGCAGGTGTGCTTCCATTCGTACCGTGAATAAGAGTATCTATGTCATTGTTATCTGGGTTGATTTGTACTCCTTGAGCGAAAAGGCTAGCAGCATCACATAAAATATGTCTTTGATTATCAACGTAGATGTTAATTTTTTTATCTAAAAATTCTATCTTAGTGTTAGGATTTTGACTACTTATTATATTATCTGTAGCTATAAATGAAGCACTAATAGCTAACGAAGCAGATAAACTTCCTGTAATTCCTAATGTAGCAGCCTCACCATTAGGACCACCTACTATTTCTGTAGGAGAAGTAGCTGAGGCGGTAACAGGAAATGATGCTGCCCCAAATCCATATAATTCAATAAAATTATCTTCAGTTTTTTTAAAAGCTGTTCTTAAAGGATCCCCTGTAAAATCGTTAGGATCGGAACCTGTATTTATGTGTTGTTGTGCCATTATGAAGGGTTATTAGTATCTATAAATAGGTTATTATTGTCTATGGGAATATTAGTATTGTCTACTGTTATTTCTGTGGGGTTAGCTGATGTTATGTTTCTACCACATACTTCAAAGCTGGATGAGTATTCTGCTCCTAATAAAACTTGTCTATCTCGATAAATGGTACTTCCAGCATTATCACTATTTATTTTAGCATTTAAATGAACATTTTTTTCTACAAAAAAAAGAATATCTGGGGTACCTTTTAAAGATGCCGAGTACTCACTTTGTAAAAAAATGCTATCAAATGCATTAGCAGTAGCATTTATTGTATATGATAATCTACATCCCAATTTTATCTATGGTTAAATGCTGCTTCTTTAATTTCCCATTCCCCACTAGCTACTACTACACTATCATCACCATTTTGGAGGGAGCCAATAGTTAATTCATGGTAGTAAGTACCTACTGGTAAACTACCATAGTCATTTTGATCAATAGCAACCGTAATAGTTACACCCGAAATGGTTATATCTCCAATATTTGCAGTTGCCCCACTAAAAGCCCCGTCAGTGTTTTTTTCGAGTAAGGGAGTTGTTAGATCAGTTGTTGATGTTACATACCAACTAGCATAATATTCACCTAAATCTTCATTAACATCAGTAACACTGAATACTAAAGAAAAGGTATCATCATCGTGCTTAAAAAAATTTTGATTTTCTGTTGCCATATTAATTTATTATAAAGGTAAATCTTGCCATCTAATTGCGTTGTATACATATTTGTATTTAACATCACCTAAAGCAGTTCCTGAACCATCATCCCAAAAATTACCAATTTTAAAGCTAAGATCAGTGCCTGTGCCAGTGGTGTCTGTAAAATAAATTGGGAATTCTTTTATAAGTACTTCAAATACTGTACCTGTAGTACCATTTATTCTAACTTTAGTACCTGTGAATGACACTACATCCATTTCATAGGCATAATCATATGAATTTCCACTAAGTTGTGTAAGGTATGGTGTAATTCTAACATTAGCAAAAACATTTACAAACCAATAATTACCACCCCCTGCATTATATCCTGCTTGGTTAGATTGGACTATAAATATTTTAGTATCAAAATACCAATGTCCTATTTGTTGTCCCGATAAAACATTAGTTAATGTTGATGTAGCTAAATTTACAATAGTAGTTCCACCTATAGGTAACCAATTTTCATTTATTGAAGTGCCAGAAGAGCCTGAACTACCTGAGGTACCTGAAGAACCCGAGCTACCACTTGTTCCACTTGAACCTGAAGAGCCACTGGTTCCTGATGAACCACTAGATCCTGAAGTACCAGATGAACCGCTTGAACCGCTAGTACCACTAGAGCCTGATGAGCCTGAAGTACCTGATGATCCTGAGCTGCCACTTGTGCCAGAACTACCTGATGAGCCTGAAGTACCACTACTTCCAGAGCTTCCACTGGTACCACTTGAGCCTGATGACCCACTAGTTCCTGATGAGCCGCTAGTTCCGCTTGAACCTGATGTTCCTGAAGATCCAGAAGATCCAGAGGTTCCAGAGGAACCACTGCTACCCGATGTTCCACTACTTCCTGAAGAACCTGATGTTCCACTTGACCCACTAGAACCTGAAGTACCTGATGATCCACTTGATCCTGAAGTACCGCTGCTCCCAGAACTTCCACTAGTTCCACTTGAGCCTGATGAGCCTGAAGTGCCACTACTTCCTGAAGTACCTGATGAACCACTTGAACCACTAGTGCCCGATGAACCTGATGAACCAGAAGTACCTGAACTTCCAGAGGAACCGCTAGTACCACTACTTCCGGATGAACCCGAGGTACCTGAACTTCCAGATGATCCTGATGTTCCAGATGAGCCTGAGCTTCCACTTGTTCCACTACTTCCGGATGAACCTGAAGTACCGCTGCTTCCTGAGCTTCCACTTGTTCCAGAGGAACCACTAGAGCCTGAAGTACCAGATGATCCTGATGAACCAGAAGTACCAGATGAACCAGAAGTACCACTTGATCCCGAAGAGCCACTTGTGCCTGAAGAGCCACTGCTTCCTGAAGTTCCACTAGAACCTGAACTACCTGATGTACCTGAACTTCCGGATGAACCTGAAGTACCGCTGCTCCCACTAGAGCCAGAAGTTCCTGATGAACCGCTACTTCCACTTGTTCCACTAGAACCCGAGCTGCCCGAGGTACCTGAACTTCCGGATGATCCTGATGTTCCAGATGAACCTGATGAACCTGATGTTCCGCTGCTTCCAGAGCTTCCTGAGGTACCGGATGAACCACTACTTCCGCTAGTTCCTGAACTTCCTGAAGAGCCACTTGTTCCTGAGCTTCCAGAACTACCTGAAGTACCGCTAGAGCCAGAACTTCCACTGGTTCCTGATGAACCACTACTTCCAGAAGTTCCACTACTACCTGAAGAGCCACTTGTACCTGAGCTACCTGATGAGCCTGAAGTTCCAGATGATCCACTTGAGCCTGAAGTTCCACTGCTTCCTGAACTTCCACTAGTCCCACTACTTCCACTTGAACCTGAAGTACCTGATGAACCTGAGGTGCCTGAAGAACCACTACTTCCGCTAGTTCCTGAGCTACCACTTGAACCTGATGTTCCCGATGAACCACTACTACCCGATGTTCCACTGCTTCCAGAGCTCCCTGAAGTACCAGAACTACCACTACTTCCACTTGTGCCACTTGAACCTGATGAGCCTGAAGTTCCTGAGCTTCCAGATGATCCACTTGTTCCTGAACTACCTGAAGAACCTGAAGTGCCAGAGCTACCTGATGAACCTGAAGTACCTGATGAACCACTAGAGCCTGAAGTACCACTAGAACCTGATGAGCCTGAGGTGCCTGACGATCCAGAAGAACCTGATGTACCTGAAGAACCAGAACTTCCACTAGTACCACTAGAACCTGATGAACCTGAAGTACCAGATGATCCACTACTTCCAGAAGTACCAGAACTTCCTGATGACCCAGATGTACCACTTGAGCCTGATGAACCACTAGTTCCGGACGAGCCACTGGATCCTGAAGTACCTGAGCTACCTGATGAACCTGAGGTACCTGATGATCCACTAGATCCTGAAGTACCTGAGCTACCTGAACTACCTGAAGTACCTGATGATCCACTAGATCCTGAAGTACCTGAAGAACCTGAACTACCTGAGGTACCTGAGGAACCTGAGCTACCTGAAGTACCTGATGATCCACTAGTACCAGAACTTCCACTGGAGCCTGAGGTACCACTTGAGCCTGAAGAGCCACTTGTGCCCGAAGAACCGCTGCTTCCACTAGTTCCACTACTACCAGATGAACCCGAAGTGCCACTACTTCCTGAACTACCACTTGTTCCACTAGAGCCACTAGATCCTGAAGTACCAGAACTTCCTGATGAACCTGAGGTACCACTAGAACCTGATGACCCTGAAGTGCCTGAGGAGCCTGACGAGCCACTAGTACCAGAAGAGCCTGAACTACCTGATGTTCCACTACTTCCTGAAGAACCTGAAGTACCAGATGATCCACTACTTCCACTTGTACCACTTGAGCCTGAAGAACCTGAAGTTCCACTAGAGCCACTAGATCCTGAAGTGCCCGAAGATCCTGAAGAACCACTTGTACCCGAAGAACCAGAACTTCCGCTTGTACCTGAAGAACCCGATGAACCCGAAGTGCCACTACTTCCACTTGACCCACTAGTTCCACTAGAACCTGAGGAACCACTTGTTCCTGAACTTCCACTTGAACCAGAGGTACCTGAAGAACCACTACTTCCTGATGTTCCTGATGAACCCGAAGAACCGCTAGTCCCTGATGATCCTGAACTTCCTGAAGTTCCGCTTGAACCACTAGAACCAGAAGTTCCTGATGATCCTGAGGATCCACTAGTACCTGAACTACCTGAACTACCCGATGTGCCTGAAGATCCACTGCTTCCTGAAGTACCAGATGATCCTGAACTTCCACTTGTTCCACTACTTCCAGATGAACCTGAGGTACCACTAGAGCCAGAGCTCCCTGAAGTACCTGAGGAACCACTAGAACCTGAAGTACCTGAACTACCTGATGAACCTGAAGTACCAGATGATCCTGAACTTCCACTAGTACCTGATGAACCACTGCTTCCACTTGTACCACTGGATCCTGAAGAGCCAGATGTACCAGAACTTCCTGATGAACCTGAGGTACCTGAGGAACCAGATGAACCTGAAGTACCACTTGAACCTGAGCTTCCCGATGTTCCTGAAGAACCTGATGAACCACTTGTACCTGAAGAACCAGAACTACCAGAAGTACCAGACGAACCACTTGAGCCTGAAGTGCCTGAGCTTCCGCTTGAACCTGAAGTACCACTACTTCCACTACTACCACTTGTTCCACTACTTCCAGAACTGCCTGAAGTACCACTACTTCCACTAGAGCCTGATGTTCCTGAAGAGCCACTGCTTCCACTTGTTCCACTAGAGCCTGATGAACCACTTGTTCCTGAGCTTCCGCTACTTCCACTAGTACCTGAAGAACCCGATGAACCTGAAGTGCCTGAAGAACCTGAAGAACCACTTGTTCCACTAGAGCCTGATGAACCCGAAGTACCTGATGATCCTGAGGAACCTGAAGTACCACTAGAGCCTGATGAGCCTGAGGTACCTGATGATCCTGAGCTACCTGAGGTACCTGAAGAACCTGATGAACCCGAAGTACCTGATGATCCTGAGGAACCTGAAGTACCTGATGATCCTGAGGAACCTGAAGTACCACTAGAGCCTGATGAGCCTGAGGTACCTGATGAACCTGATGAACCTGAAGTACCACTAGAACCTGATGAACCATTAGTACCTGAGGAGCCTGACGAACCATCTGTACCTGATGATCCTGAGGAACCTGAAGTACCACTAGAGCCTGATGAGCCTGAGGTACCTGATGAACCTGAAGAACCTGAGGTGCCTGAAGAACCTGATGAACCTGAAGTACCTGAAGAACCACTAGACCCTGAGGTACCTGAGCTACCTGATGAACCCGAAGTACCTGATGAGCCCGAACTACCAGAAGTACCTGAGGAACCTGATGAGCCTGAAGTACCAGATGATCCTGAAGAGCCTCCAGTTCCACCCCCACCACCCCCTTCTCCATCATTATAATCTAAAGAGAAACAAACTTTATCTCCTATTGAAAAGGGTTGCTCACTGCTAAATGTAAATGAACCAGAAATACTACCAGAAACAACAGATATATCAACATAACTATCTGTTTCATTTTTAGTAATGTTATAATAATTAAATATAACGTAAGTATCTGGGTCTAGTTTGTTATATATTTTAACATTTCCAGCATTACTACTGGTAAGATATGATGCTATATTATGTTCTAGGTCTGTTTCGTATGAAACATATATGCTTTCAACATTAGTAACATTAAAATCGTTACTTGCAGGATTTATAAAGCTAATTTTACCTGATTCTGGGGTGGATCCTACAGAGGTAAAGACATAAGGTATACAAAAGCTACGGTCTCCACTCGTGGCTGTTTGTGCATCTACCCTATCTATTATAAATCTTTGTGCCATTGATCAGGTTTCCTATAAATATTAATTTTTTTACTTATAAAATTCTAAATAATTATTTTTTAGATAGATCCCTAATCCATTTATTTTAAGATTTTGTTCGGTAATTAAGATAATATTTTGATTAGCTTTTAAAACCTTTGATTCTTCCCCAGTCAATTTCCAAGATAAAGTAAATACTAAGTATGATTTCCAATCGTAAGCTCCATTTTTTTTCTTTAAATTACTATATATGTCTTCAGAAGTTTCTATATATAAATTTTCATTATTTCTTTTAGCAAAATATCTTGTAAAGTTACCAATTTCGTAATCCTGTTTAGTAGGAGAAGGCTTAACGTATGAAGGAATTAGTAATGCTTCTGTCACATCAACTTCTTTTAAAACGTTATAAACTACATTACCTTTACTGTAGACTACAGTATTAAGATTAGATTCCGGGAAAAATGGGATTGGTTCTAAATCAAGTGTAACCCCATCATAGGGATTTTTACCTGAAAAGTACTCTCCTTTAGAAGTTTTCCAGTAATGCCCTATATAACCCTCTTTAGTGGCTACTACTCTAAGTTCTCCTCCCTTAGTGTATTGATCTGTTTGTATTTGGCTTTTAGGGTAGTAAGGCATTTTTAATTATTAAGCTCATTTGCAGCTTCTGCGGGCATCCATCCACTTTGTGGATTAGTTTGAGCAGAATTTTTCTTTTTAGGTTTAGGTTCTGATTGTCCTGTTTCAGGGTTAGGAGGATTTAATAGACTAAATTCAGTATCATCTTTACTGCTAGCATTTTTAGCAAGATTTGTTTTCTTAGGAGTTGATAAGGTGCTTACTGTTGTGGTCCATTCATTTCCATCAATAGTATGATCTAATCCCATTACTATAAAATCAACCTTATTAACATATGAAGAAGGAAGAATTTCTTCTGTAGTTTGAATCTTTTGATATAGCAAAATACCCGATAATCCATCCATTTCTAAAGTAAGGTCTATAGGTATAAATCCTTTACCTCCAATATTTCCATTTACAGTTTTTACAGCTAAATCATAATCTAATAAATTTTTTAGAGTAGTTTGAGCTGATGAATAACTAGGGTTACCTAAGTATTTAAAGTTTTGATAAGAATCTTGTAAGAATTTTAACTGAGTTTCATACTGTTTATTTACTTCTTCTAATAATGTGTTGGGCTCAGCATCTGTTGTTTCCTTAACATTAGGTTCAGCTGCTTGAATTCTATCTACCATACCAGAGTTCCATCTTGCTAATAAAGAAGTACTTTCGTTTATAGAATTCCCACTAGCTGTAGAACCAATAGCAATTTGGGTTGCCATTTTTCCTGTAATTTTAGATTGAGCACTCACATTACGTAAAAAACTTCCCTCAATTCCTGGGCGAGTTCCATACAATCTAAGTTTTGTAGGTGGGGGATCAGGTTCAGTATCATTAACTCCTGGGATGATAGTATCGTCTTTTATGTTTATACCGTTTCTATCGTCATAAGTTATAGTAAAACGGTTTATACCTCCTAAAGCATCTTGGATACCAAACATTAATTTTTCAAGGAAAATATATAAATTTATTCCTCCTCTATCATTTTTGGCTTCCTGTAAAGTTTTTGTAATATATTCAATATTAACATGGACAGCCATTAAATATCCTTTGTAAGGACTAGTAGGAGTTTCGTCTCCTTCAACTTGTCTAAAAGTTGTAGATAATATTTTGTTAAAATTAGAAGTATTTACATCTAATCCTTCAACTTTAAGGTTATTTTCTGTGTCAAAAGGAATTAAACAAACTTTAGGATCCGTTGAATGTTGAAACCAGTGAGTAAACATATAATTATCTTTATACCCATCACTTATGGGAACAGTAATATTATTATTAGATGTTAATACTTTTTCTTTTATTATTGATAAAAGTGCCCCTAAAGTTATATAATTATACTCTGCTGCGTTATCTGCCTTACTAGCATTATCAAATTTTATAGTTAAGGCCTCCCCTAAATCTTGTATACCTTCACTCTTTAACAACTCATCACGAAGTTTATATTTTTTATACCTAGATTTTTTATTTATTTTTATCCAACTTTTCTTTTTTAACTCTCGAGTTATATCAAATAATTCTTTGTTAACAATTGATTTATTTTGATCTAGAATTGTTATAACACTATCATCATCTGTAGAATCAAAAGTATCTGAAGGGTCTAATGTGTCGGGGCTGGTTATAGCGTTAGGATCTTTAATTTGGACAGCACCTGCTTCTTGAAGTGTATTAAATAATCCTTTATGTAGATAGCTTCCTATAGTCTCTTTATAAGTTTTAGCTAAATCTTTATTATTAGCTGACATAGTAGTACCTAATTTTTTTAAGATACTAGATTTTTTATCATTATCAGGATCGATTATAGAGTAATCTGTAAAAGTTGGAGTGTTTTCTGTGTTTTGGAATTCTCTAGGGGACCCTATTATTAAGCTATCAATTAATCCCCCTTTTGATACCCCTGTAAGAGTGATATCGTAACTTCCATCATTATTTACACTCCAACTATAATTATCTACTTTAAAAAGGGCTCCATCATAATTGCCCCCTGATTCTATTCTACCGTCTTGTATAGCATTTTCTACATCTATATCTAATGCCCCTCCTGCAAAAAGTGTTTGTAAAGCTTTAGTATAAAATTTAGGTTTAGCTACATATGCTTTTTTTCTATCAATATAGTTAGTATGACCCCATTCTAGTAACATATAATACCCTAATCTAAGGTATAAAGCTTCAATTATTGCTAACTGATCCTTGTTTTGAGCTTGGATTTTAATTTGGAATTTTCGAATAGCACCCCTATTCATATGTTGGATTGAAACTGATCCTAAGCCTGGGATTGGAGTAAGCCCGTAGTTTAAATTTCCTAACCCATATGAGTAATTAACAGCATCACTAAATGATAAGTTAGCAGACTGGTTAGGTATAACTCCCCCTTGAGTAAATGGGCTTGCACTAAAAATTTTTTGTTGATCTTCTATAGTTTTTTTAGTGAAACCACCAATTTCGGTTTTTGTTATCCCTCCTACTAACATAAATTGTGCCGCCAGATCAGAATTTTGAGGAATAGTATATTGAATATCTGGTATAGCGTTATCTGTAGTTATATCTACAGAAGAAGCTAATCTAACCCAAGCATTTTTATTGTGGTTGTTAAGTACTCTATGGTCAAGAGTTTGAATTTCAGGATTATTCCCTAAAACTTTTTGTCTAATATTAATTTGTTCCTGTACATAGAAATCTAAAGGAGAACCAGTTAAATTTGCCATTATCCATTTAATTTATTATAACTGTTTAATATACTGGATATATTGGTGGGAATTCTAAGTTGAACGCCCATGGGTGGATATATGGTATTTTGCGTTATAGAAGGATTAGCAATGGAAATTATCCACCATAATGATTTATCCCCATAATATTGATTAGCAAGTATATCGTACCTATCTGATTTTTGGGTAGTAACATATATATCACTTACAGATAAAGGGATTTCGGGGTATTTTACTGTAGAGTAAAATCTTTTTTTTTCCCTTATAGGAGAATCTTTTAATAATGATATTTCTTTATACCTATTCATTCTATTCCTCTTTTGTTTGCTCCGTAGCCTTGACCATTTAAAGCTCCCCCTAAAGATATGAACCTAGATTCTGGATTGTCAAGGTCTCTAATAGTGCGAGGTAAGAAATTATGTATTGGTTTAAAACTAAAACTATCTACATTAATCAATAAAGGAAGTTCTGCGGAATGTTCATAATCTTTTCTACCATTATCTTTTCTACCTAACTCAAAAGTAGCATCTTCAGGGATATTATAACTAAAATTGGTTATAACTCCATAAACATCATTTAGATAATCTCCTACTGTTAACTGTACTATGTTTCCTCTCATAAACCCAGGATCTGAGTAGTCAGGTGCCATAATGGAGGCTAAATAATTTAATTTATTATATACTGGGAATAATTCAGCTCGGGATCCTACATGAACTTTAAAACTAAATCCTATATCTCTAGTAAATCCTCCGTACTTAAAAAATTCTTCACCTCTACCAGGATAATTAATAGAATTCCAATTAGCCTGATAATTGTCTTGAAGGCCTTCAACATAAGCTCTAAAATGGATATAGGTTTTTATTAAAGGATTATTATTATCTACTACTGCAATATAAAATTTTATTAAATCAGGGGAGCTGTGAAACAAGGTGTTATCTCCATCTGCACTAGTATATATTTTTTTAACATTAATTTTATCTACGCCTGGGAGTTTAGCATTAGGAGCACCCTCATAGTAGGTAGATCTATCTAAATCTCCAACTTGACCTGTAGTTCCTAAGCCGTCAACTCCTTTATCATTTCCCGGGTCACCAGTTCCATATATTTTTGCTCTGTTAAATTGGGTATAGTTTGTACGTCTGCCTATTACTCTTTTAGAATCAATATTGTCAGATACGATTTCAAGGTCCTGTATAAAATTGCTAATACTACCAGAACCAAATCCCGTTGATGTGCTTCTAGTTCGTGCAGCTATCTGTTCATTAGTAAGAGTAAATACACTATTATACCCAAAACTTTTAGGTATGTTAGCATTCTGCCCTAATCCTGGAGTATATTCTGTAGTATCATATGTTCTTAGTCCTGTAGTTTGGCCTATACCTCCTACAGAATCTGGTCCCCCTTGGTATGTAAATAATGTGGTTTGATCATTGTTCCCTGTAATGAAGAATTTATTTTTATTAGGGGGTTTTATGAACTTTTTAGCTATTTTAGAGGCGTGAAGTAAACCTAGCCTATTAGTTTCGTAAGTAGCAAACTTATCTATGGTCATGCGACCATATTTTTTATCATCTTCAACAATTAAACGATTTGCTCTATCCCAATGGATTCCAGTTCCAGATACACCTGCTTGAGATAATACAGTTGAAAATAAAAAACTCCTTTTAGGACCATAAGGAACATTAGGGCGAGTTTTTTCTAATGCTATTTGTTTAGCATTAAAAAGCAGGCCTTTACCACCTTCAAGATATTTAGCTAATCTTGAAACATCTGTAAGGCCTCTTTGAATTTGACCCGAGCGGCCAAACATATCGAGTCCTATGTATGGGTTGCCCGGGTCTTCATCATATGCAGGGACAGGTTGAGTTATGTAAGGTTCTCCTCTACCTGACCCATAACTTAAGGACCTTAAATTAGTTTTTAGGTCAATAAGGCCCATATGTTATTACTGAGGCGGGTTATCTAAGTACTTAGGGGGAGTAGCTCCGTTATTTCTGTCTAAAATAGAAGCATCAAGAGTTTTTTTACCACCTGCCCCAAGAGGATTTGGGTTAGTAACAGGAGGGGTTTGACCCTTAAATCCTAAAAGAGATACTTGTAATGATTTTAATAATGACATGTCGTTATTTTTTTAATTGTTATCTAATTAGTACACAATGTGTGATTATAAATATGGGGTTATTGTATTCTGTATGAATCTTGTCCTAAAGCTTGTCCAACTTTATTACCATTCATTTCTACTACAATTGGCCTATTTACTACTTGGTTCATTTGTTGAACAAATGAAGCCATAATTTGTTTCATTTCTTGAAGTTCTACTTTAAGATCTTCAGTACTTTGAGTTTCTACTTCTTTTTTCTCTTCTTCTTCTCCAAATAATGAATCTTTAAATTCTCCTAATTTTTCAAATATAGGAGATATCTTTTCTTCAGGTGATAAACTAGAAGTAATTTTACCGAAAGCACTCATAGCAGCTTCTATAGGATTCCCTACTCCCATACTATCCATTAATTTAGTACCTCCCATAATTAAATCATCTTTATTAAATTTAAGAGGGGGTTCACCTGGGCGGAGAATAAAGTCATCAAGTTGTTGGGCTTGGGCTATTAAAGTTTCATACCCTACTGTATTTCCTGCTGCTTTAGCAGCATTAGCTTTATCTATAAGATCAGATTTTTGGTTAGCTTTTAACATACCAAGTACTTGATCAAACTTAGCTTTATCTTCAAGACCTGCTTCGGATAACTCTCTTGTTAAATTATCCATAGCAGCGGTATATTCTTCTGTAGTAATACCATCTGCTAAAACTTCTGTAAGATCCATTCCTAGATCTTTTAAGCCTTCTTGGAGCTTTTTATCTTCTGTTAATTGTTCTTTAGTTACTCCTGCTATTGCATCTACTAATCCTGATTCACTTTGCAATCTAGTTGCATCTAAAGTAGTTTGGGCCCCTTTTGCTGTTGCTGCTGTTACATCATCTGTGATTCCATATTCAATTTGTTGAGTTACTACTTCTAGTAACTTATTCATTCCCTCTGATGTAGAAATATCTACATCTTCCATAGCAGGACCTGCAAATATTTCTGAAGCTTGGGACATTGCTGTTGCAATTTCTTCAGCTGTTGCTCCAGTAGCTTTTAGTTTTTCTTGTAATTCAGCTCTGAAGGCGGCAGAATCTGAATCAGTTCCTGCTAATGCTTCAGATGCAGTTGTATTAATGTAAGAAGAAAGATCATCTGAGTATTTTGTTAATAATTCCGCTGATATTCTTCCACTTTGGTCTGTGAATGTTTTAAGAACATTAAGTTGTGCATTAACTACGTCTTCATCAACCCCTGCATCTGCAAGTGCTTTTGCTTTAGCTTCATCTCCTAAAGCTTTAGCGGCTGATAGTGCTGATTCTGTAAGGTTTTTAAGTTTATTTCCTGCTCCTACAGCAGCAGCATTCATAAATTCTAAAGGACTTATAGTTCCTTTTAAAGCACCAATAAATTGTTCTTCAGTAACATTACCAGCATTTAGAGCATCAATAGCTAACTCTTTAAATGCTTCACTTGTATTATCTATATCTAGATTTTGTATACTTTCAAAAGTAGTTCCAACTCCACCTAATTTTTCAGCAAATTTCTTTTTTTCTTCAATTTCAAGAGCTGCAGCTTTTTTAGTAGCTTCTAATCTCATTTTAGCAGCAGCAAGAGCAAATTTATCTTGAGCTACTTGAGTTTTTTTCATATTTCTAAGCCTTTCTTTTTGGGCTCTAAACGCGGTAGAATTTATCCACTTTTGATTTTTTTCATAATCAAAACCGGCTTTAACAACACCTGCTGTAAATCCTACTACCGCTCCAACTGCGGTACCCACAACTGGGATCATGCTACCAATACCTGCTCCTATAGCAGTATATGAAGCTACAGTACCTGCGGCTGCTAATGATTCAGCTTTAAGCAACTTATCTTTTTGGGCTTGTATAGCATCCTCTTTAGCTTGGCCTTCTTCCATTACCATAATTTGGTCATCCATAGCAGATGCTGCTTTTCTAGACTTTTTAGCAAAGTGACTAAATGCGGCTTCAGCTGCCATACCTGCTGCTGCGAATACTACACCTCCTTTGGCTAATTGGCCTAATGTTTTTCCTATATTAGCTATCTTTCCTACGCCTCCTGCTAATCTACCTGCAGCTTGGGCAGAACCAGGTCCTGTACCTCCTACAAATGAGGCACCTTGTCCTGTAAGTAATCCTTTACCTGCTCTTAATAATCTAGCTCTACCTACCTTACCGGCACGACCTCCTTTAAGGGACATTTTAGCGTAATCAAATAAACCTTTCCATCCTTTTTTAAATCCACCTCCAATTCCAGCTTGTCTTCCTCCACTCCTCATTAGATTATTCATTAGGTCACTTCCTCCGCTCCCTCCAACATTCTCGACATATAAAGGATTCTTTTTACTTTCACCTTTTTTACCTTTAAATAAATCCCTTAATCCTGTAAGACCATCTTTTACATCTTTACCAATTTTAAAGCCTTTAATGGCAACTGGTGCTATGGCAAGTGATATAGCTGCCCCGTCACCTGATAGTAGCTTTCCTAATTGTGAGTTTTTAAAGAAATCAATAGCTTTTTTAATACCTTCTTTAATAGAATTAAACCCATCTTTAATATCTTGGTATACTTTTTTAATTTTTTCGGTTAAAGCGTCTATATCGACATTTTCTAATTTGTCTACCATAGAGCTAAGGAAGTTAGCTATGCTTTCAAACACACTTCCAGCATCCGTACCTGTTTTTTCAACTCCTAAAAGTCGTTCTATTACCCCACCTACTACTTTATAAATGCTACCAAATAATTTTAATACTCCTTGGAATATATTTTTAAGTGCGGGTCCACTATTTTTTACAATGTCTACTAAACGTAAACCTACACCATTCATAAATTTACCAAGACGTTCAGCATAAGGTAAAACTTCTTTTTCAAATGCTTTTCCACCTTCTCCTACTAGTCCACCAAAGGCATCAAAGAAGGGTTTCATTTGTTCTACAATAACTGCTTTAATGTTTTTAATAATTCCTTCTACTCTATAAAAAGCATCAAATACTTTATTAACAGCCGTAGCCATAGCTAATTGAGCATCTGCTATATCTCTTTCTTGTTGAGCTCTTTTTTCTTGTAAAGAAATTTCCCTCATTTGATCCTGGAGTGCGTCTGAAGCACCCATTTCTTTCATTTTAGCAAGGGCAGCTTCTTCGGATCCAGTTTCTTTTAGTAATTCTTTAAACTTAGCTTGAGCATCATTCATGTCATCAAACCCAGTACCTGCTAAAAGTTCTTGGGTTTTAAGCATATTTGCTAATTCATCTCGGCTTACACCTACTGATTTAGCTAATGCTTCTTGTTGGATAACATTCATTTTACCAAATTCAGCAGCTGATCCAATTTGTCCTGCTACTTCTTTAGCAACTGTGGCTAGATCACCTTGTAAAGCTGCTGATCTAGCTCTTTCTAGGTTTAAGTCTTTGCCAAGTAATAATTCAGCTTCCATTTCATTAGCAATAGAGCTTTCAAAATCAAGTAAATTACTACCAATAGCTTCGGTTTGGGCTAAAGATAACCCCATTTTTTTAGCATGGAAAGCGGCTTCTGCTAAACTTTTACCAGATGCTCTAAGTGTTAATTGTTGAGCAGCACTTGATTTAGCAATTTCAGCCATTACTTCTTTTTCAGAAATTGCAATGTTATTACGTTCTTTAAGTGCCTGTATTTGTGTTTTATACGTTAATGTAGTGTCTGATGCTTCCTGACCTGATAATTGTGACAATTTGACAAATTCAGAGGCTTCCTCGTTAGTTAAACCGTATAATTTAGTTAATTGACCAAATGTTTTTACAGTGTCATCTGAGAATTTTTGAGTAGTGCCAAATGCTTTATTTAATTCTCCTATTCCTGCTGCTAATTCTTCAGGCAACATACCTAAAGAACGACCTATTTTACTGGCTTGGGTAGTTAATTCTTTAGCATTTTTAGTAGAAACACCTAAACCCGTAGCAAGATCAGCTACAGCTTGAGAAAGTTGTTGGCGTAATTGATCACCAACTTTAGCATCGTCTATATAGCTTTGTAAAGAAAAGAATTGGTCTTTAAGATAAGATATTCCCTCTTTAAATTTACCTACAAGATCACTAACAAATTTAGTAATAATATTACCTCCAAATGCGCTAAATATAGCTTTAGCTAATTTTTTAGTTAATGCTATTGCTATTCCTATACCTCCTAATGCTTTAAGTTCAGAAGCCATACCTTTAAAGGTAGCACTAATTCCTTTACCTAATACCCTAAATGAATCTCCTACTTTAGTAACTAATGAATTAGCTTTCCGAGATGCATCTTCAGCATCAATAGCATCCATTTTAGCTTGTTCTGCTAAATTTTTTCTTTCGTCATACTCTTTTTGTGCTGCCTGGATTTGAGTAGCGCTGCCATTTAGTTTAGCATCTGTTAATTGTTGTTCAGCATTTTCTAAAGCTTTAGCAGCATCTTCACTAGCTTGTTGGGCAAGTGCTGCTTCACCTCTGGCTTTTTGTCTTCCTGCTACCAACTCAGCGGCATATTCTTTAGCTGCTTTTGTACCTTCATCTAAACCTAAAACAATAACTTGGTTATCCAATCCAATTTTCTTTAGGATTCCTCCAGCAGCTCCTAAAGATAAATTCCATAAAGTTTGAGCTCCAACTATTTGGCGAACTCTCTTATTTTCTTCTTTAAGATAATCAACTCCAGTTTCAGATTGTTTTAAAGCTTTTTCACCTTCAACATATAATTTTTGGTCTGTATCTAATTCCTTTTGTTTTTCTTCTAGAATATCTCTTTGAACATCTGCATTTTCTTGATGTAAAGCATATCTTTTAGCTGCCTCTGATCCTGCTTTAAATTCGTCTTTATATTGTTCTTGGGCTTGTTGTTTAGCTCGTTGTCTTGCTAATGCTGTTTTTTCTACAGTAGTAAGTCCATCTTCATATAAAGTAACTCTTGCCTTAGATCGCTTATATTCTTCTTGAGCAGTTTTTATTTGTTTTTCTGTTCCTGTTTTAAGGGCTGCTTCATATCTTCTACGTTTTACTTCTTGGTCTTCTTCAAGCTTTTTTATTGCCCCCATTTTGGCATAAAGAGACTGAACATTAATTCCGCTAGTTTCTACAAACTTATTATACTGGCGTTCGGCTTCTATTTTATTACGTTGAGCCTCAACTATTTTATCCGCGGACTTTTGGTCCTGAGTAGTCATAGTCCTCCTTTCAGCAGCTAATGTTCTTTCAATGCTGCCTAATTCTTTTTCCGCCTCTAAATATTCTTTAGCTTGTTTTAATCTGTCTTCTCCAAGCTTATTAGCTATTACTCCTACGTCTTTTACTAAACGTTCGTGAAGTTCTGTGGCTTTATTTGTGTCTCTTATAGCTTTACCTGCATCTGTGTAAGGGGTAGCGAAATCTTTAGTTAGATTATTTATTTTAGTAATACTACTAATTAAATCTTTATCAGCTTGTGTAGATTTTTTCTTTTCACCTACTGTATCTTTTATAGAATCTACTAATTGAGAAGTACGAGTGGTTAAAATAGATACAAATTCAGTGGATTCCCTTATGCCAGCTTGGTAATCCGCTAGTAACTCGTTACTGTCTCTTTGTAAGTCGTTAAACCGTGACTGATTATTAATATCTTCTTCAGAAGCCATGCAGTGTTGTTTTCATATAAATATGAAGAGGCACCGCTTTTGCGGTGCCTCCTTTATACGCGCTGCCCAGGTTTTATGTCAGGGGGTGGTTTAGTGAAGTCAATTTGTCGAGTTGTGCCTCCTGCAGTTTGTTGGGCAGCACTTTGTTGAGCTTCGTTTTGATCCTTGACATGTTGCGCTATTCTATTGTAAGTAAAGCGCCTTAGCCAAATGGGCATGTTATATATTGTCTCCCAATCGAAACCGCCATTACCATGATATACTATATCATGAATCATGGCGAACATGCTTATTCTATATTCAGGCGTCAGGCCAAAAAAACGTGACCCCGATAGGAATCTTAACATCTTCTTGAGAATCACCCCCATCTTCAGGGTAAAAATCAAATGTTAAGTCCATATCGGGCTGTATCTCCTTAATATGTTCTCTTAATGCTCTAGAATCACGAGCTAAGAGATAATTATCTACAAATTCTCTAATGCTTTTACGGCTATCATCTCCATTTACTGATAGAATCATCTGCTTTAATCTCATAGATAATTCTGGAGATGCTAGTTTGTTGATTTTCTTTGCTCCTTTAATTTCCGCTTCAATAGCTTTTTCATCCTTATTGTTTAGAATTTTAAAAGTAATAGGAGTTTCAGTATGAGGTAAAGTATAGCTAAACTCATTAGTGTTAGGTTCTACTAAATCTTCTTCTTTAATCCACTTAGGATCAATTTCAGATAAATCAACTGTAACTTCTTGTCCTTCATATTCAAAGGTATAATCTTTACCATAGCCAAGAATACGAGAGGCGACCATTATAGCGTTTTTATCGCCTACTACAAGGTCATCATAATTACACTTCGACACAATCAGGGATTGCATCAACTTATCAAGAACAACGCCTTGTCTAATGTAATTTTGGTTGGTTAAAATATCTTCTTCTTTAGCAGTCATGTACTTCATTTCAACTTTGCCAGAAGATAGGGGGTTGTCTTTAGGGTAAAGTAAACCTTTCGAAGGCAACTCTACAATTTCCGTAGGAAATTTAAACTTTTTTTCTTCACTCATTATAAATAACTTTTATGTTTGATATAAATATATCGAGAAATAAAAAGAGCGCACTTTCGTGCGCTCCTTTTTGGATTTTGCCAGATTGATTAGTAATTTAATACGCAGTAATCTGGTGCAAGGGTCATTGTGATATTTTGAGCAGCGTTTTCGTTGTCCCAGTTGTAGTCACCAAAGTTAGCATCTACAATAAAGCATCCTTTCAACACCCACTCAGAAACGATATCACCAACAGGGCCTAAGATATTTAATGTTACGTCCTTCTTGTAGAAGTCAGAGTAACCATCTCTACCTGTTACTGATTCGTGATGTAGTCTTACCCATTCCATAATGGTTTGTGTTCCAGAAGGTGAGATAGGATCGTGAAGGGTTAACTGTACGTTACCCCAAGTGGTCTTACCTTTTACTTTTCTGTATACGTTAATATGATTGAGGACTACTTCTCCTTGTGTCAATGAAATTGCTCCCACACCCTTAATGAAGTACGAAGGTACACCATCAACAAGCATGAGGAATCTATTCTGCTGTTTGGGTTCAAACGCTGTAAAAAATATTTCGTTTGGATCTAATACTGCCATAATTGTTATTTTTAAGTTTGTTAAAATATAACCCTATTTGGGTTAATTATAAATATTTAAAGAAAAAAAGAGGTCGGATAAATCCGACCCCTTTCTTCTTATAGTTAAGAATTTATTACGCTGGGAATTCAGCTCCTGTTGGTAGGAGGTTGAAGTCAAGTACGATAAATTCTGCTGTCTTAACTGGTTGTAGGTAAATAGTGCCTCTTAACTCTTGTCTGTCGATTACGTCAGGACCGTTGTTTGAGTCATCCATTATTACCTTAAACGCATACAAACCTTGGTTCTGTTGAACACTTTCTAAGTATGGGTTAACAACACTTAAGAAGCTATTTCTAGTTTGTAATGTGTTAGGTTCAAAGACGAGGTTCTGAGAAACGTTACCAATAAATGCTTTAAGAGCAATCATTAATCTTCTAACATTAACTCTATCAAGTGATGTTGATAGGGATTGTAATGTTTTCTGACCGTATACTACAACACCTGTACCTGGGAAGGTAGCGATTGGGTTGATTTTAGCGGTGTAAAGATTATCTCTTAATCCACGTGGTAATGTTTTTTCAGGGGCTACTACATTTGGCATAGTACCTCTAGTGAAACCAGCAGGTGCAAACCAGGCTTCAGAAGTATTATCATTAAAGACATATACTGAAGGGATTACTGTTGAAGCTGGGCACCATACGTTAGCTGCTGTGTTTTCATCGCTTACTAACAACCAAGGCCAGTATGCAGCTGCATAGTTGGTATTTAAGTTATTAGCTTGTGTAATAGCAGCTGCTGTAGTAGAACCATAAGTTACAATATCAATTGGTAAAATACTATCACCTCTAGTAGTTGTATTAGTAATAATATCATCTAATACTGATTTGTGGGATACACCTTCGGTTGCAGTAGTAAATGCATATATAAGACCGGGAACACTAATTACATTAAAGTTATATTGATCTTTATTCTTTAATAAATTAACTGATGCTGTGTAGTCTAATGCTGTTACACCTTGTGAGTTAGTAGCTGTGATATCCTTATAGTATTTAGTTCCTTCGGAGCCATGGAAAATACTACCAACACCATCACCAAATGAACCACTTTGTGCTTTAGGTAATGAAGAAGTAAATTCTGCTTTAAAGTTACCAGCACCATCTAAATAATCAGGAGTAGGCTTAAGAACCGTGCTTACAATTACATACTTAGATTTGTTTGGATATTCACCTGTTACTTGAACAAATGAATCGTTACCATCTACTCCCACAGTAAATACCTGGTTACCAATTACTTTAGCGATGTAATCATCTCTTTTAGGATCAAGTGATACACCTCTCCAAGACTCAAGAATTGTTTTATCAGCTTGTCTATCATTACCTTGTCTAATATTAAGGGTAAAGACACCTGAACCTGAGTCTACGTTAGTGATTTCCCATCTTAAGTTATCCGCTGAACCTGAAACTAAAGCGTTTCCTGTGGTTTCAGTAGAATCACTGTTTTGGTTTTCACCTTCAGAGATGGTTTGAAGTTTGAATACATTGTTTACACCTGTACCAGAATTACTACCTGTTACTATAGCTGAAGAAGTAGCTGGTGTAAAATCATTAGATCCACTAGCAACTCTGATCACTGTAAGGCTAGTACCTCCTTGCTTAAAGTAGTTTTGAGCTGATATACCAGTAAAGTATGAGTATTCAATACCACCACTAACAACACCTGCACCAAATTTAGTTACGTAATCAGTGTAAGTAGTTGTTAAGGTAGGAATACCTATAGGTCCTTTTACTGCAGGACCTATTATAGCGGCACCTATGGGTGCTGCCGCTGCCTCAAGGGCTACAGGAACATTCTCATTCTGGAATACTCCTGGTGAAATTATTTGTTCTGCCATGTTAAAATTCGAATTTTAAAGTTAAAAATATTGTTAAACAATTGTCTTGTTGATAAATATATAAAAATTTTTCAAAATAATTTTTTATGATCTAAATACTTCTTGTTCTAAATCTATAGTACCATTACCATATTTTTTTGATAAACTATTAGCTAAATTTAATTCTTTGCTTTTATAAGCTTCTAATTGTTCAACTAATTTTTCTTTTTGTAACTCTAAAGTTTGAATTTGAATTTCTAATTCTCCAAAACTAGTTACTAATTGTCCTTGTGATTCCTGAATTTCTTTTATTTGGGTTATTTCTTCAGGAGTGAGTTTTTGTTCTGCCATTTTAATCTAAATTAGTATTAATATTTTCTATAAATTGATTGCCTCTATCTCTTGTTAAATTTTCAGTAGTTTCTTGCTCAATAATAACTTTAGAATCACTTGAAAATTTCTTAAGAGCATTAAGATCTTTTTGTATAACATTTGGTATGATATAACCATTTAATTTAATATCAAAGGTACCTTTTACTGTGCGTTGTTGACCCACGTTTAATTCTGTGATTGTTTGGTATCCATTAATCATAGCTCTAAACTTAAAACGTTCGGGTTGACCCCAATAAGTATCTGCTGCGTAGTTAATAGCTTCAATTATTTGGTTTAATTGTTCCATATAATATGTGTATATAACACAACTATATGTAAAAGTAACAAAGTCAGGAATTACTATAGCTTGATATGTTTTAATTGGTTTTGCACCATTTAAAACACTTAAATTATTATAAAAATTCTTTTGGGAGTATCCTTGTTGAAATACAGCATAATTTTGAGGAAAATTAGCATCTACTTTATTAGTAATCCCCCTATTTCTATCAATGTTAGTTCGCTTATACATAATAAGCGGTGCCATAATTTTACCTTTTTTATCTCTATAATATCCGTCACGTTGTACTGACTTCCATCTTTCAGGTGAACCATATATAGTAGGAACGGCTATTCTATTATCATTCTGAACTACAGAAGGGTTAATAACATTATCAAAATAATATTTAATAGCCTCATCTAAATCTTTTATACCAATAGTAAAAGGTTTCCATGTATCTCCTTTTTGGGATATTCTAGAAGCTCTTCCTGGATCTACTACTTGGTTATTAGCCCTAGCATCTGCTAAAGAAGTAGCATATTTAGTAACATTATTAGGATCACCAGCCTGGTTTTCGTAAGAGGGTTCATGTAACCCAGTTGAAATTTCTCTTTGGGATTTAGGGATTGGGGTTTTGCCTTGTTCTGCCATTAAAATCTTTCTTTAGTTATGCCAAATTTATCGGCAGGTTCATAATGTGTTTTAACCACGTATGAAAAATTACTACCAAAATTAGCTAATCCAGGATTTAATGGGTTAGGTTCATTAGGATAATCTGGGTTTTTGCCTACAATGTATTGGTTAGAAATTACATCATCTATTTGGTAGTAACCATCATTATATAAAATAACGTCTCCTACTTCGGGTTGCATGCCTGCGTTTAGTATATCTTCTCTAAGAAATTTAAATATTGTATTCCAGTTAAAGTCTACACCTAAATCACTTTCAGGGTATTCTTGATCACTCCTGTCTACTAAACAATTAAATATAATAGGACCATCATAAAATTTTCCACCTGCAGCTTCCCCATATAAATTAAATGTAGTTTCTTCTAATCTTATTTTATAAAAAGAACATTGTTGAGTAATAACATCCCCTAACAATTCACGATTAATTGTTGTAAATAAGTTTACATCACGAGTTCTTCCAAATAATGCCATTAGCCAATATAGATAGTATAAGGTACTTTATTTAAATCTTTTTGTAAAAACTCAGCTTCATTTGCCTTTTTTTCTAACAATTTGCTTCTTGAAGTTTCATCTAAGTAACCTCTTAATCTTTCTAACAATGCTGTTTTTTCAGCAGTTGCTGCTGAAATTAAATCACCATGGTTAAGGGTAACTTCTGCTCCTGGAATGGGGACAGTTGTGTATTTGCCTCTAATGTATCCTAGCATTTCTTTAGCTAATGCTAATGTGTATTCAAATATCCACTGACGACCTATGGAATTTATATACTTGTAAGTAGGATTAACATAAGGTACAGTAGAAATATCTGTTACTACTCCAGTTTCTAAACTTCCTGTAACTGTTGCTCTATTTCTATCGGATTTAAGTATGTATTTAAAGTATAACTTTAAACCATTTTGATTAGGAATGGGAAATATTCTTAGCTGGTTGTTTATTAATTCAAAGCTATAATTTGATTTTCTAATAGTATCATTAAATTCAATAGCTTGAATTTTAGACAAGTCAAAATTAATAGGCATTAATAAAAAATTAATACCAGGAGTGTAATTACCAAATCCAAAAGCATCCAATAATCCTTGTACGTCAGTACCTGTACCTGCATATGGGTCAAAATATCTTACAATAGAAGGTGGAGCTTCATAATATACTTTTTTAACTTCTAAATCACCACTTTCTATCCCTGAAGATGATGCCCAAGCATTAAGGTCATAAGTTTGAACACTAGAAGTTAAGTTTATGCTGCCTTCTTTCCAATCAACATTACCTCCAACTCCTGCTTCTACACCATATGATTCAGCAATCCTAATTTCTGCACCTAAGTTAGGTTGGGTAAGTTTATAATTTAAATTAGATCCTGTAGTTGATCCTTCTAATGAAAGGTAATTTTCACTTGCTTTATAAGCAAATACTTCATTACCATAAGTTGTTACTGCTTCTTCGAAGGCAGCATAAAAATTAATATCTTGTAATTCTACGTCAGCTAAAGGATATCCTAAACGACGAGCACAAAATACAGATACTTTATCTGCATCGCGCTGAAAATCTATATCATTATCATAGAATCCAAAAGGAGTATCCCCTGGGAAAAATGAACTAGATCCGGGCCAGATTGGAGTGTTAGGCATGTTGTTTATTTATAAATATTATAAAAGTCGAGTAGAAATTTTAACTGTTGGAGTTTTTGCCCCATCAGCATTAACGGCTTTAATTTCTATACCAGTAGTAGTTAAAGCAACTTGAATATCTATATGGTTTGCTTGATCACCAGTTCCAGCGTTACTAAAATCAGTGTAGTCTAAACTACTACCATTAAAACTAGCTAATATAGAACCTGCTCTTGTACCATTACCGTCATAAATTTGATAATCTGAGTGGGCACTGTGATAATTTATTTCTGTGCCATTTGTTTGACTTCCTGTTGTGATAGTATATAATGTAGTAGTAGCACTTACTGCTGCTACACTTGAAGTGACATATGTTAATGGTAATTGTCTCCAACCAATATTAGTTTGTCTATTAGTTTTATCAACAAGTACAAAATATTCATGGGAAGAGGTAGCATAAGTAGTAAGGCCATTAAGAGTATTAGCGTTTGTAAAATCTACATTGTCTATACCAAATCTGTATAAGGAAGAAGTTACCACAAACCTAGCATCTACTGGTTCATCTATTGTTATTTTCCAACCTCCTACTAAATCAAATGCCATGGTATATTAGTTAAATAGATAGAATGTATTATTAGTTACTGGGGAGCTTTGGCTATTTAGCTTATAAACTTTATAAGTTAAACCTCCTGTTGTGCTAACTGTAGATTTAGTAAATGAACTTAATACGTTAGAACCTTCAGGAGAACCTTGTCTAATAGCTGTTAAATCTCCAACACTATCGTTATAAATAATATAATAGAAAGCATCTACCGTATTAGTTATTACAACATTTGTAGTACCATTATTGATAGTAGTAGTATTAAATTGGATGTTTCCATCTTCTACTTCAGATCCACCTTCCCAAGTATCTACATCTAATAATTCTGCTGCTGAAAATGAACTACTATTAGCAGAAGCACCTGATCTTAAAGATATTATTCTGCTAAAGGCTTTACTGTTAGTTGTTGAGTCTGTAGAAGGGGTACCATTTCCATTTGAATTCCAGTTAGCTGTCAAATTAATAGTATTAGGTGTTCCTGTTTGGTTAATTGTTGTAGTAGCACCATTAGGGGAATCATTTGTTTTTGACCATCCATTACTTGTGGTGGGGGCTGTTGCACTATAAGTAATAGATCCTGCAACTCCTTGTTCTATTACTGAGGTACTAGTGCTAGTTGTCCCAGTATTTGTGGCAAGAGAAGAATCTCCTATTGTAAATGTCCAAGCTGCTGATATTCCTGGGTTATCTGCGTCTTGTTTATTTAGAGTAGTATTACCACTAGTAAGTGATGTTAATTCTTTACTAAGTAAAGATCCATCTTCTAATTCTACACATAAGCTAGCTGTAAATAAGTGCGAACCTGAATGTAGATAATCAATATTACTATTATTAGTATCTACTGCAAGAGTAGTACTACTAGCTCCTGATACTGATTTAGTGATTTCTGTTATAACTCCATCTATTCTTGTTAATAATGATGAAGATACTAAAGTGTTAGTAGGATCTAACGTATATTCAAATGTAAATTCATATTCATTATCAATTACATAACTTTGATCTCCGGCAGCATACGGTCCTGTAAATCTGTTTCTTCTAAAGTATCCAGCACTTGTACCATTACCAATTGTAAATGCTGTTAATGTAGGTTCTGCTGGGGCACCAAATTGTAGTATCAATGTTCCGTTACTTGAAGTTACAAACACGTTATTGTCAAAATCTATAATTTTTAAAAAGCTTAAATCTAATATGTCAGCAGAACCAGTTTGATATTGTACTGTTGATGAAGTACCTGAGCTACCACTGCTACCTGAAGTACCTGATGATCCTGAAGATCCATTAGTTCCACTTGAACCTGATGATCCTGAGGTACCTGATGACCCTGAACTACCTGACGTACCTGATGACCCTGAAGAGCCACTTGTTCCTGAAGATCCACTTGATCCATTAGTTCCTGACGATCCTGAAGAACCAGAAGTGCCGCTTGAACCTGATGAACCTGAAGTACCTGAAGAACCTGATGAGCCACTAGTTCCTGATGAGCCACTTGAACCAGAAGTTCCAGAAGAACCGCTGCTACCTGAAGTACCTGATGAGCCTGAGCTTCCACTTGTGCCACTTGAACCAGATGAACCACTTGTACCTGATGATCCTGAAGAGCCTGAGGTTCCCGATGAACCTGATGAACCACTAGTTCCGGATGAACCGCTTGAACCAGAGGTTCCTGATGAGCCAGATGATCCACTTGTTCCACTACTTCCAGAAGAACCACTTGTACCAGAAGAACCTGATGATCCTGAAGTACCTGATGAACCGCTTGAACCTGAAGTACCCGAACTACCTGACGAGCCTGAGGTACCTGATGATCCTGAAGAACCTGAAGTGCCTGATGAACCGCTTGAACCTGAGGTACCTGAAGAACCTGATGATCCTGAAGTACCTGATGAACCGCTTGAACCTGAGGTACCTGATGATCCACTAGATCCTGAAGTGCCACTGCTGCCAGATGAACCACTGGTTCCACTACTTCCTGATGAACCAGATGTTCCTGATGAACCACTGCTTCCGCTAGTTCCACTTGAACCAGAGGATCCTGAAGTACCAGATGAGCCACTAGAACCTGAGGTACCAGAACTACCTGATGAACCTGAAGTACCACTACTCCCACTAGTGCCTGAACTTCCACTTGATCCACTTGTTCCGCTTGAACCAGAACTTCCGCTTGTTCCTGATGAACCGCTTGAGCCTGAGGTACCACTGCTTCCTGAGCTTCCACTTGTTCCACTTGAGCCTGAACTACCTGATGTACCTGAGCTACCGCTGCTTCCACTTGTTCCTGATGAACCACTGCTACCACTAGTTCCACTAGAACCTGAAGAACCAGAAGTGCCAGAACTTCCTGAAGAGCCACTTGTTCCACTACTTCCTGAGGTACCACTTGAACCTGAAGAACCTGAGGTTCCTGATGAACCACTACTGCCTGATGTTCCTGAACTTCCCGAAGAACCGCTAGTGCCAGAACTTCCGCTAGAGCCTGAGGTACCACTAGAGCCAGATGAACCTGAAGTACCAGATGAACCACTACTTCCACTAGTTCCACTTGAACCAGAAGAACCACTTGTGCCTGAAGAGCCGCTTGAACCTGAAGTGCCTGATGAACCACTACTACCAGATGTGCCACTGCTTCCAGAACTTCCTGAGGTGCCTGAACTACCAGATGAACCGGATGTACCTGAAGAACCTGAGCTACCTGAGGTACCTGAGCTTCCTGAAGTACCTGAAGATCCACTTGAACCAGATGTTCCTGAGCTTCCAGATGATCCTGAAGTACCTGATGATCCTGAAGAACCTGAAGTACCTGATGAACCACTAGAGCCTGAGGTACCTGATGAGCCTGAGCTTCCACTTGTACCGCTTGAACCAGATGAACCACTTGTACCTGATGATCCTGAAGAGCCTGAAGTTCCACTGGAACCTGAGCTTCCTGAAGTACCGCTACTTCCTGATGAACCTGAAGTGCCACTGCTTCCACTAGAACCAGAAGTTCCTGAAGAGCCACTGCTTCCACTAGTTCCACTAGAGCCCGAGCTACCAGACGTTCCTGATGAGCCGGATGAGCCACTAGTTCCTGATGAACCTGATGTTCCACTACTTCCAGATGAGCCACTTGTACCGCTTGACCCACTAGATCCAGAAGTACCGGATGATCCTGAACTGCCTGAAGTTCCACTTGAGCCAGAGGAACCTGAAGTGCCTGATGATCCTGATGAGCCACTTGTACCGCTTGAACCAGACGAACCCGAAGTACCTGATGAGCCGCTAGATCCTGAAGTACCTGAGGAACCTGATGTGCCACTACTTCCACTACTACCAGATGTTCCACTACTTCCACTAGTCCCTGATGAACCACTTGAACCTGAGGTACCACTAGAACCTGAGCTTCCACTAGTACCAGATGATCCACTACTACCTGAAGTTCCACTACTACCTGAGCTACCGCTGGTTCCACTACTTCCACTTGAACCCGAAGTACCTGATGAACCTGAACTACCACTTGTTCCAGAACTACCTGATGAGCCGCTAGTTCCGGATGAGCCTGAACTGCCTGATGTACCACTTGAACCCGAGCTGCCACTTGTTCCAGAACTTCCTGAAGAACCTGATGTACCTGATGATCCACTTGAACCACTAGTACCACTAGATCCAGATGAACCTGAAGTACCTGATGAACCACTAGTTCCTGAGCTTCCAGATGACCCAGAAGTTCCTGATGAACCCGATGATCCTGAAGTACCAGACGATCCTGATGAACCTGATGTTCCACTGCTTCCACTTGAACCTGAGGTGCCTGAACTACCAGATGAACCACTTGTTCCACTACTACCTGAAGTACCACTTGAACCTGAGCTTCCTGAAGTACCTGAAGAACCTGAGGAGCCACTAGTGCCAGAGGAACCACTAGAGCCTGAAGTGCCACTTGATCCTGAAGAGCCACTAGTTCCACTACTTCCTGAAGAACCTGATGTACCACTGCTTCCAGATGACCCTGAAGTGCCAGATGAGCCACTGCTCCCACTAGTACCTGATGATCCAGAGGAGCCTGATGTTCCTGAGCTACCTGAACTACCTGAAGTACCTGATGAACCACTTGAACCTGAAGTTCCGCTGCTACCTGATGATCCTGAAGTGCCAGATGAACCACTAGAGCCACTGGTACCAGATGAACCACTTGTTCCAGATGAGCCTGATGATCCACTAGTACCCGAACTACCAGATGAGCCTGATGTACCCGAAGAACCACTTGAGCCTGAAGTGCCACTTGATCCTGAAGATCCAGAGGTGCCCGAGCTACCAGATGAACCAGATGTTCCTGATGAACCACTACTTCCACTAGTTCCGCTTGAGCCTGAACTACCTGATGTTCCTGATGATCCGCTTGAACCTGAAGTACCTGATGATCCTGAGGTACCTGATGATCCGCTTGAGCCAGATGTTCCTGAACTTCCTGAAGAACCTGAAGTACCACTTGAGCCCGATGACCCCGAGGTGCCTGAGCTACCTGAGCTACCTGAAGTACCTGAAGAACCACTGCTTCCACTAGTGCCTGAACTTCCAGAACTTCCTGATGTTCCTGAACTTCCACTTGAACCACTTGTTCCTGAAGAGCCAGATGAGCCCGAAGTACCAGATGATCCACTGGAACCACTAGTACCACTACTTCCTGATGAACCACTAGTACCTGATGATCCACTAGAACCTGAGGTACCTGATGAACCGCTCGAGCCAGATGTACCTGAACTTCCTGAAGAACCTGATGTACCTGATGAACCACTAGACCCTGAAGTACCAGAGCTTCCTGAAGAACCAGATGTTCCTGATGAACCTGAACTTCCACTAGTACCGGATGAACCGCTTGATCCAGATGTTCCAGAACTACCAGATGAGCCACTGGTTCCACTAGATCCACTACTTCCACTAGTTCCTGAACTGCCAGAGCTACCTGAAGTACCCGAACTACCTGAAGTACCTGATGAGCCACTTGAACCTGAGGTACCTGAGCTTCCTGATGAACCTGAGGTACCTGAGCTACCTGAGCTACCTGAAGTACCTGATGAACCGCTTGAACCTGAAGTACCCGAACTACCTGAAGTACCTGATGAGCCACTTGAACCTGAGGTACCTGAGCTTCCTGATGAACCTGAGGTACCTGAAGAACCTGATGAACCCGAGGTACCTGATGATCCTGAGCTACCTGAGGTACCTGAAGAACCTGATGAACCCGAAGTACCTGATGATCCTGAGGAACCTGAAGTACCTGATGATCCTGAGGAACCTGAAGTACCACTAGAGCCTGATGAGCCTGAGGTACCTGATGAACCTGAAGAACCTGAAGTACCTGAAGAACCTGACGAACCATCTGTACCTGAAGACCCTGAAGAACCCGAAGTACCACTAGAACCCGATGAACCCGAAGTACCACTAGAACCTGATGAACCTGAGGCTCCTGCCTCTATTTGAGTCCATCCTGCTGAATTTCCTATGTTAGTTTTGTCTGTAAGATAGTATAATTCTTCTACATCTTCTTGATAAACAATTAATCCTTCGTAAGCAACAGCAACATCAATTCCAAATCTGGCAGTTTGATTAGCAACCACAGTCCTAGCATCAATAGGATCTGTATTGTTAATATTAAAGCCTTCTGGGAATGTTACTGCCATGTTATAGTGATGTTATTTTATATGTTACAGCTGAAGTACCTTGTTGTCCGGTTCTAAATACTTTAAATCCTTCGCTTCCTACGATATTAGAATAAGTAGCTACTAAAGGCATTGTAATTGGTGAATTATTTACAGTAATTGTAGGAGTATCACTTATAATATTACTTTTTACTATAATGTAATGATAATCTAAACTATTTCCTTGAATTGTTAAATTTTCATTTAATGGGTTTTCATCATTAACACTAGATGTTTGAAATCCTTCATTATCTAAGAATACTATATCCAATAAATTGGCTTGTGTTAAGCTTGCTGCTGAAGCTGCCCCCCATTTAAATGTAAATACTCTATCCACAGTATAGGTTCTATTAGTTGTAGTATTAATTTGAGGATCATTATCACCAGCAGGGGATTGCCAGTAGTTTGATAAAGCTACGGCAGGAGTATTAACCCCTCCCGCTAAACTAATTCCTGGGGGTGAAGGATCATCATTAGATATATAAACTGATTCCCAGCTATTTGCAGAATTAGATTGTGAAGTATAAGTTATACTACCTGTTGCTCCTACATTTACTCTTAAGTTACTGCTATTTGTAGAGCCCCCTCCTTGAACTCCACTATAATCAGCTGTTAAACTAGGATTACCTGGGGAGGTTTTATCTAGAGTTAATGTAATTTCGTCTTGTGTAGTAAATCTACTACTATCTGCTAATATAACAGATAAACTAGCAGTAACTACATGACTACCAGAAGCTAATGAGGGATATGCTGTTGAATTTACAGTAATACTTTGAGGTGAACCTCCTGTAAAAGTAGCTATTTCTACAGAATTTGTAATAAATGATCCTGAATCTAAAGTAGTTGTGTTTAAATCAAATGAAAAATCTAGATCATAGGTATCGTTTACTTTATTAAATCTATTAGTTTCAAATACATCATCAGTTAAACTTAAACTTTGGGGAATAGAAGGAACACCAAATTGTAAAATTAATTGATCCCCACTAGAAGTTACAAATACATTTCCATCAAAATCTTTAATAGTTAACCCTGCTAAATCTTTAAATCCAGCAGATCCTGTTTGATATTGTACTGTTGATGAAGTACCTGATGATCCTGAACTGCCCGAGGTACCTGATGAACCACTAGAACCTGAAGTACCTGATGATCCTGAACTGCCCGAGGTACCTGATGAACCACTAGAACCTGAAGTACCTGATGATCCT